GATTCCGCCTGGTCTCGGTTCAACTTGTGGTCGGCGACCAGTTCCTCAATCAAAGCCCCCCGGCTGACCTTGGGCTTGGACTCAAAGTGCCGGAACTGCTGGCCGACCTTGAGCAGCTCGAAACCGCCGGCCAAGGGGGCGACCTCCCAGAACACCCGATCATCGGCGTGTTTCAGTTTCAGGGTCAGCGTCGGCTTGCCGTCTGGGGTACGCATCCCGGCCTCCTTGCCACGCTTCGACAGCATGAAGGAAAACACCGGCTGGTCCTTGGACTCACGGCGGATGTTTAGCACGGCGCGGACATAGTTCACAAGTTCCGCTCCCCCCGTACCGCTATACATAATGTCCGAGAAGGTCTGGCCGTCCGTGACCTCCTTGGCCTTCGGCTTGCCTTCGTGATGGATCAGGATGGCGATGCATCCCGTCTCCTTGAGCATAGGCTCCAGCAGCCCACGGCAGAAGTTCGTGACGTCGACGTTGTCATTGATGTTCCCGCCGATGTAAGCCATCAACGGGTCCAGCACGATGACGTCCAACTTGTGCCGGACGATGATCTTACGGGCGAGCTGGATGATGTCGTTCCCGCGCTTGGACGATTCGTTGAAGAAGTGCAGGTTCTGCCTGACCATGGCCTTCTCGTCGTTGTTCAGCCTCATGCCCGACATGACGCCTTGAAAGGACTGGGCCATGTCGCCGACGTCGCCCTCCGCCTGGAGGACGCCCATCTTCAGCGGATGCTTCGCTGGGATGCCGAAGAGTTCCCGTCCGCAAGCCCATGACATGGCCATCTGCATGGCGAAGGAAGACTTTCCGATGCCGGACTGCGCGGTGATGAGCAGCGAGCCGCCCTTCTGCAACCAGCGTCCATGGCCGATCACCGTGTTCGGGTCGTTCAGGACGTCATAGTTCTCAAGTACCTCGGTCGTGACCTCTTCAGGAAAGTCCTGACCTTCCCGCCAGACCATGAACTCGTCCCAGTCGGAAGCCCCGACCTTGAACGCCACGATTTTCTGTTCGTTCTCGCCGCGCATGACGCCCCCCAGCCGGCTCCAGCGGGAAGGGTTCTTGTTCTGGGGGTCAGGCTCATGGTCGGCCAGATAGTCATACACCGTATTACGGCGTTCCTCCCATTGCTCCTTGGTCTCGGCGTCGACCCGCACCCAGGCGTGGACGGACTTGCCGCCCGAGTCCACCAGCAGGCTGATGGGGAGGTTCGACTGCTGGAAGATGGCCACCTGCTCGTCCTTCGGCTTCTTATCGAACTCGACCAAGACATGGCGGTAGGCCGACACCGCCCCGTCCGTACCCGTGAAGTCGTCAGGGGTGAAGGGGTTAATCCGAATCCAAGCCCCGGACTCCGAGGCGGCGAACTTGCCAGCACCGACGGCACCGGGGCCGAAGAACTTAGTGATCCACTCGGCACGGGTCAGGAACAGACCCTTGGACGCTGGGAACCACTTGCCGTCTTCGGTCTGGCCGGCCTCGTTCGTTATGCAAATCACGTCCTCGTTGGTGAAGCAGTTGAGCAGTACGTCGGCCGTCGTGAATGGCGTCTGGGCGTCGGCCAGCTCGGCGACCCGGGTAGGGTCAAAGACGAAGCGGCCGTTCGCGCCGACCCTGCGCTCCCTGCCGGCGACGAGCCAGCCCTTCTGGCGTTCGTGCGGCTTGACGTAGGCGTCGTTCAATTTGTGACGCAGGTCTTTCTCGCTCCACGGGGGCGAGCAGCGGACGTTGAACTCCTGAAGCAACGCCCAGGCATCCGACCACGGCAGGTCGAACCCGTTGGCAAGTATGCTCGCTGCGCGGTAGGTGGCGGGGTGTCCGCCTTGGCCGGCGACGGCGGGGGGCAATTTGGCGAGATAGGCTCTCGCCCCGGAAATACGATCTTCGGTGGTCATGGTGGCTTCAAAGGTTGAAATAGGTTTGCCCAGTAATCTGGGTCGATGCGTCGTACCTCTTTGTCTCACCTTTCGGATACGACTCAACCTTATATTTCAACGCCTTGAGCAATTTCTTTGAGTCGGTCTTGCTGGCACAAAAATAGACATATCTGTGCTTTCTGTCTCTTTCGATGTAATATACGTTTTCAGCACCGTATTTTTCACGCAGGAACTCAACCCGAGACTCATGGCCCCTGCCCTCGTCTCCGATCGTCGTATGATGCTTATGCTCCATGCCCTTTACCATCGGGTCTTTAAAGGCGGCAGAGAGTCCCGTATAAATAAAGTTGGTAGCTTGATAGACGAATCCGACATGGCCCTGGCCCGTGTCAGCATATGATACCACAATCGAAGGACGTGGCAGCATCGCCAATGACCTTCCTACAATCATGGAAGCAAGATTCTTCCTGCTTTCGCAACATAGCCTGTTAAGTTCAAGGACGTGACCAGACCACTCCTCTCCGCATATGCCGTCCTTCAAAGTGGAAGACAGGGGTGTCCCATAAGTTACTACACCAATCATCAATTCTCCCTCAAATGCGGCATAAGCATGGGAAATGGGGCAAAGCCTTTTGGCATAATGCCTGTTCAACAGCCAAGGATGAACATCGGCAGGGTCTACCCTTTTGACGGAAATACGATCTTCGGTGGTCATCGGCGGGGCTGCGCGTAGGATACCTTGAAGCCGTTGACGGCGAGGCCGACGATGTTATAGTCGACCCACTCTTGGGCGACATCGTCATCCCAGCCATGCAGTTTCATGCAGACCTCGATGAGCTTGAAGTAGTTGTAGGTGATGAAGCCCTTCTTGTCGGTCTTCACGATTGCTGCTTGGAAAGCCGTGTGCGGCTCCAATTGGATTGGTTGTTTCATAGGTGGCGGATTCGTTATCCCCCCGTACCCCCTATGCGTCAACCGTAAAAGTATTTCATCTGACACCGCTTACCGTCAAAGAACCGCAGACGCAGTTTCTTCATCTTGCCAGCCTTCTCCATCTCAATCAACCAGACCCGGCCTGTCGAAAGATGTACGCCCCATTCCTTCGACCATTGCTCCATGTCCTTGAACCCTTTCGGGACGGGGTCGGCGTGTCCGGCCTTGATGGCCCAGAGCTTCTTCAGGACGTCGTTGGCCTTCATGTCAGATGGGCAGAATCCACTCGTCCTGATCGTGGGGCTGCTCATGCACCCACGGTATGAGTTTCTCGTCGTTATAGTAGCCAAAGACCATGCCTTGCGACCAGGCGAACGTGGCCCTGCGCGTATTGGCGTAATCCATCGCCCCCCGGCGGGTCAGGGTGCCGACGCTGATGCCCGTCGGGGTATCGTCCCGACGGCCAGTCATGCGGCCGACCTTATGGGTATGGGCGAAGATCACGTTGCCGTACATCTCGGCCATGTCCCGGGGTGCGTTCTCCCCGTAGACGGTGCCGTGCGTGAACTTGTAGTTGGCCAACTGGAACGCCTGCCAGATGCCCGTGTACTCGACAAAGAGGGCTTTCCGCTTCCGGCAATGTTCGGTGATGTCGTTGATGAGGCGGAGGGCGTAGCCAGAATAGACCTCGTCGTCCGAGGCGGCTTCGCGCCAGAGCCTGACCTCATGGTTGCCGGCCAGCACGACGTTAGGGCGGAGCTGGTCGAGGAACTTAAGTCCCCCGCCGATGTCCGGCTCGACGGCGTCGCCCTTGCCCCGCGCTGACGACATGAAGGGGGTCATGTCCACGAAGTCGCCCAAGTGGACGGTCATGTGGGGCTTGAAGCGATCCTTGAACTTGAGGACGCCGGCGATGGCCTTCGGGTCGGCATACATCCCGTGGGAGCAGCCGACCGCCATGAACCTTTTCCAGCCCTTATTGATGTTCATTACTGTTAGGCAGGTGTTTAGGGGGTCGCCCCGTGCCGGCGTAGACGAAGGACATCTTCATGCGGTTTGCGGCTTCTTGGATGGCGCGGAGGGAATAGCCGTATTCGTAGGCCGTTTCCTTCGTCGTAAGCCCCCGCCCTATGGCCTGGGGGATGATCGTCCGGGCCGGCGGCTTGCCGTACTTGTTGACCCGTTTCAAGTTGTT